ATTTAGATTTAAATAGATGTGCTTCATCACCAATTACAACTTCAAAGTCTTTGAAAAATGGTCTTTTTAGTTTGTAGATTGATTGCCAAGTTGTAATGGTAACAGGATTCTCATTTGTCTTCTCTTTACCTGCATAGATTCGATGACAATAATTTTCTGCGTCCCATCCATAATCTTGAAAATCTTTGAACATCTGTTCAACCAAAGATGTAGTTGGAACAACTAGAAGTATCTTTTTATTTTTTTCTGCATAGTATCTGACAACAGAATAAATCATTAGAGACTTACCTGATGCTGTGGGTGATATTAATAACTTACGATTATATCTCAGTGCGTCATAAACCGCATCTATTTGATAATTTCTTGGTTTATGTTTTGAGATACGAGTCATATAGTCCTTGACTCCTTCTCGGCTTATAATTTCATTTTCTTCAAAGGGTGCACCATAAAACTGATTATTTTCAAACTCTAAACTATATTCTGACTTCTTTGCCCACGAAACAATTTTATCAACAAGACCTCCATATATCTCACCTGTGGCTGGAGAATACAAACGTATCTTACCATCCCAATATTTACTACGATATTGTGGCATGAACTTTGCACCAGGCACATCAAATGTAAAAAGATCTGATAATTCCTGATTAATATGTGGTTCTGCCTTGACAGTCACATATACTTCATTCTTCTTTTTGATGATAATGTCAGTCACTGTAACCTCGAATAAACTTTTGCCACTCAATGGCATTTTTTATTTGATAAGTTCGATTTGTAATATTCTTGAGAATACTATCCAAATAATTGAGCATTACTTGGTAATAATCCATTTTGCTTTGAATTTTAATCAAGTCATCATCAGAACCTAGATATAAATCCATATCCTGTCTTATGACTTTATGATCAAAAGGTTTATCTATGTATATCTCTGGGTCTGCTTTTCCAGTATAATATAACCATTTTTCTTTCTTTGTTTGTTTTAATTTAATCTCTTCTACTTTTTTAAGAAGAGTTAAATTATTATAAATTTTATAATATTTTGCATGTAGGGACGGAATCTTCGTAGACTCTACGTGTAATTCATCTTGGTCTAGTTTTGAATCTTCATCCCATAATGCTTGAATTTCATCAAGATTCATAAATTAAGTCATAACTTCTATATTGTATATAGAATACTTAAAAGTGACCGTGGCCGTGACGTAATTGATATCTCCTGCAGTTGCATCAAACTGTATAGTTGATAAAGAAACTGGAAATACATCTTTAAAATGTACCTTTGATATCTCATTAAATGAACTATTATAGATTATTAATGTAGCATCTGAATATTCATTTAAGGCACTCTTTGCACCTACTTCTGGGGTATATTCATCTCCTCTTTTTAAATCAATAAATTGTTGAATACTTTCTGGAAAACCAAGTCCCTTCAACCAATTATGAACTTGCATGTAATTTTCTAGATTCTCATCTACAAAAAATGTTAGATTAAAATCCTCATATACAAGTTTATCACCAGCGACAGGTATATTTTTTAGATAAGTAGGTTGCTCTGCAAAACCAAGATTAATGCCTGGTATATTTGCTGAGTTTGAAAAGAAATCTGCTTTTGGTGCTTTTGTAATTACAAATTTAAAACCAACTGGAGATAGATAGTTTCTATTATCCAGTTGATTATTCCACGGTTTGTTTCTCATTTTTTCTTCTTAACGCAGTTTGGATATCTTTTTCCGAACATAGTTTTCATACCTTTTTTCTCATAACCTGCCCAACACTTTTCTTGAAACTGTTGAAATGTTACTTGCTCATACTTATTTCTACCAGATGGTGATGGTTGTGTGCTATCAAAATGAGGATTATTTTTAGCAGCATCAGATTGTTTGTTTCTCTTCTTTTTCAGCATCTTTGCTTTTCTATCGAGATAATCTTTCATCGCACCACTTGCTTTGCCTGACCCTCTGTATAAACCATAAGATGAACCTTCATCTACTTTATATGCAGGAACTTTTGCACCTTTTACACCACGACGTGCTTTGTGCTCTTCTCTGCGTTTCTCAATAGTTTTTCCTCTCTTACCTTCTGGATCAAACATACCAGGTTCACCGTGACCTGGCCCCATTCTTCTATAGTTTCTGATAGATGCTTTACCATAATCAGAACGACCTTTATCTACCTTTGCCTCTGGTATCACTTCTTCTTTTGCCATTTTATCACTTGCATCTAATACACCTTTGTGTCTCTTCTGCATTTTTTTATAGTCACCTTTCATAGCACTGGTTCCTATTTCTGTTGCTGCTTTCTTAACATAACTACCTAAAGTTTTTTTACTAACTTCAGTTACAACTTCCTCAGGTAGTTTACCCCTTTCTGCTGTCAACTTAGCAGCAATTGCCATCTCTCTTCTCTTTTCTTTTGATCTACCTTTAAACTGAGGTGCATCAGATTTGTAGAAGTCTTTTACAACATCTCCCATATCTGCTTTCTTTAGATCTAACTTTTCTTGGAACTCTACTTCTTCTGATTTAGTTTTTTTTTTAACGCAGTTTGGATACATCTTACCAAACATCTTCTTCATTCCTTTCTTCTCATAACCTTTCCAACATGCTTCATCTACAGGTTCAACTGACTCATAAGCATATCTGTCATCAGATTTAGATACATCACCCTTTCTTTTGATAATATCAGCAGCAATTTTTTCTTTTACCTTTTGTTTTAGATCTCTCTTTTTAAGAGCACCCATAATCTCTTCTTTCTTCTTAGTCTCATAATCTTCTACAACTTCAACTTCTTCTACCTTATATGCAGGAACTTTTGCACCCTTTACACCTCTTCTTGCTTTATGCTCTTCTCTGCGTTTCTCAATAGTTTTTCCCCTCTTACCCTCAGGATCAAACATACCAGGTTCAGTATATCCTGGACCCATTCTTCTATAGTTTCTGATAGATGCTTTACCATAATCAGAACGACCTGTATCTACTTTTGCTTCTTGAACTGCTGGTGCAATTACATCAACAATTTCAAAAGCAATATTACCATCTGAATCACTTAGGAATGTGGACTCACCAGACTTTGCCTTATACTTAATATCTTTCCACTGCACATCTTCTTTCTTTGTGCTATTACCCCAGTTAGCAGCACCAACTCTGCGACACTTAACTAATGCACCAGATGCATATGCACTTGGCCACACAGAATATCTTGACTTAACCTTATGATAGCAAGCATCTTTTGTACCACTACCCTTTCCTTTCTTATCTTTGACCTCACTTATGATATCATAAATTGTATTTGTTTCTGAGCGATACTTTTCTCTTTGATTTGGTATTATATACTCAACATCTAATTGATCACCAACTTCTACATTATTCTCTGCAAACCATCCACGGTTTACTTCAATTGCTAACTCAATATTTCCCTCTGAATATACTGGAACTGGATTATTTGGTTCTAACTGCTTAATACTTTCAATAATACCATCTTCTCTGATAAAAGCAATGTCAAGAGGTATTCTTGTTTCAGTCATGTGGAATGACTGTTGTGCAATATTATCAAATACAAAAAGCATACCGCTATCTGTATCTAAACTTTCACGAAACATTAATCCTTGTTTGAAATCTAAAGCACTCTTTGGAATCTCTAGTCTCAAAGGTAATGTTGTAAATTCTTCTTTCATTTTTCTTTTTGGATCGGTTGATACCATTGTTGGTGCTGCTGCACCAGATTTTTGTGGTTGATTAGGATCTGCTGCTCTCTTTCTTCTTGCAGCACTATCTCTTTCTTTATCACTCATGGATCTTCTCTTTGAAGAAGATACACATTTAGGAGTTGTTTTTTGACCGGGTTGACGAGCACAAGGCTTACCATCATATTTACCACCAACTTGAACCCAACCTTTTACTTTGCGTCCAGATTTAGTAGTGCCACTTGATTTACCAAACCAAGCACGGAGGCCCTCTTCATTCATTGCTTGCTCTAAATCATCTGCTTGTTTTGCATGAGTTTTAGAACCACCTCTAAGTTTTTTTACTAATTTTTTAATAAATGGTTTATCCTTTTTATCTAGAGTTTCCTTCATCAGAAAACCATCATCTCGAACGACAGATCCTTCGGGAATAGGTTTACACTTCTTATCAGTGTTGCAATAGTAGTATCCTTTTTTACAGGATTTCATTATTCAGTGGTTTTTGACTCATTATTATTTAGAATACCTTGTTTTAGTAATTTTGATAAC